CTTTCTATATTTAAATCTTCAAAATTTCTTATATATTTTAGTAGTGTTGTAGGGGTTACACCCAATTCATACGAATATTGAGAAAATGTTTTTGTCTTATCATCACATATTGACTTGCAATAATCATAATTATTCAATTTATAAATTGTATCATCACTCATATGTTGTTGAGAATATAATCTTCCATTATATTTTTCTTCATGTATCTTTTTTATTTTTTGTTTAATATCTTCATTTTGAAAGACATTTGTTACTCCATATTTTTCCATGTTGGTTTTAGCTATTTTATCTTTAATTAATTGTGATCCAGACCCAATGCCACCATATTTTGCAATCATTCCGTTTCTAGCACTTTCCAATACTAAATTAGTAGTAACACCATATCTGATCATATTTGTGTTTTTCATTTTTTCATATTTGCTTGAACCTTTTGCACCAGAGCATTTGATACAACAAAATGTTTTAAATTTTCTAGTCATAGTATCAAATGGCGTATTATTTTCGCACATTTCGCATTTGTTACTATTAATATCAGTGTTATGAAATAACATCTGAACCTTCATTGAAACTTTGTATTCTCCTTGTAATTTTTCAAAATATGGAGAAATTATATTTAATATTTCATCGACATGTATTTTTAATATATTACTATTTGTTTTTCCATCTACGGAAAGAATTTTTGGAAAGCGTTCCAATAATTTACTTAAAATTATATCTCTCATTATGATTCCTTTTATATACACTATCACAATTTTATAATATAGTCAATACATAACGTTAGTAATAAAAAAGGAGGGCAATGCCCTCCTTTTTCGTAAGTTATATTATACTAGATTAGATTGCCCCAGTATTTAGTATACGTAGAGGAATATATATAAATTCTGTAGATTTTGTTGGAATTATTCCAATTTCAATCCACAATTCATTTCTGTCTATTCTTGCAGGGGTATTGTTTTCTTCAGAGCAAAGAACGAAGAAATCAGTAACACCACGCTTGGCAAGAATGTCAAGCAAGAAGTTTTCATATACAGCCGCAACTCTATCACGAGTTGGCTTGTCATTTGGTTCAAACAAGAATGGACGACCTATTATTTCAAAGCGTTCACGCAAGTATGCTACTAAACGACCAACGTTTACACGATCTAGTGCACTAGCAAATGGATGCAAGCTTTTGTTACCAAATATAACAACACCTTCGCTTGGGAATGTAGCGATTGGATTTATGCTGTTTACATAAAGTGAATCACGTTGACCTTGTGATAGTGATATTGATTTGAATTCACCTTCAAGACCAATATATCCAGCAGCACTGCCGTTACGAACCGAACCACGTGTTAGACCAGCAGCCGCAAACCATGGATATGCAATACTATCATTGTATGCGATTTGGTAAATTACTGCATGTGATGGTGGTGCAGTAACAGTATCGCCACTTGGTGTAGTTGTTCTAATAGCAGGATAGTAAACAGCACTATAAGTGTTTTTAGTTACCAAGCCATCTTGACCATTTTCGGTTGCATTATTGCCTTGTGCCCATGTAACAACTTCTGTTGGATTTTTATGCATGGGAGTATCAATAATAATAAATCCAGTTTCTCCACGATCAGTATTAAGTGTAACTAATTCGTCAGTTAGTTCTGGATAGTTTGGTGCACACAATACAGTGAATGGATAGATTGGTTCACGTAGTGCATCATTACCAGAAATGGCCGCTTGCATTGCATTTGCAATGATTTTTCTTTGTGCAAATCTACCAAATGCACCACTACCATCTGCATGATTTGGTGCAGCATTACGCCAGTTCCACGAAGATGCTCGTGAACTATTATAGTCACGAATTGTATTGCCACTGCGACACATATTAATTGCAAGCATACCTTCTGGGTATAATTGATAATTTGGTGCCCCAGGAAGTAAATTATTTGAAATCGGGAAGAAATCATCAAAAATAACACCAAATTCTGTGCTTTGATCGGTATTATCGTGCTTTTCCCAAACTCCATTACTATAACGATACATTGATGGATAATCTCTTTCGGCTGCACTTAGATCGACCCATACATCATCTGCTGATAGAGCACTTCCATCGCTTTTTGTTGATGGTTTTATAACAGAATACACTATCTTATTAGCAACTACTCTTGTCCATCCTGTAGAATCACGTGTTACGATGTCTAAATTTGTTTTGTTAGTACTATACCACATATCCCCATCTGTTGGTATTCCAGTTGGTTGTGTAGCTTGTGCTACTACTGTATAAGTATCATCAATCTGTTCTGCCAAGTTGCTTAGAGTATACAGTAATTCTAATCTATAGTTATCACGAACACGAGATATTTGTGCTGATGGATTAGCTCCATTGCTTACTAGTGGTATTGTAACACCACCAGAAGTTTCACTTAATTGGAATGTGTCAGCAGTCGCAGCTTTAACATAATACAATGTATTTTCTGAAATTCCAGTGGTAGAAACTATATTATTAAATTTTACAATCATATCGTTACTATAACCGTGACCGACTTTATTAACAGTTTCTGTAACTGTATTGAACGTAACTTCTCCATCACGTGCAGATGAGTATGAAGCAAGTTGTGCATTACCATTTGATAATGAAGAAATATTAGTAACCCTAGTTCCATCTTGATTAACAAATGTTGCAAGTGCTGGGAATGCGGAGTTATAATTGGTAGAAATACCCTGAACAGTTACTGGATTGAATTCTCCAAATATGTCGGCAATATATAACTGTATGTTTACGCCATTTGATGGAGTGGTTGTTTTAATCCATATATCGTTTGATGTTGGTACTAGCGGAGCATTATAATGTTTATCATATGTTACCATTCCACCACTATAATTTTCATCTAGTTTTACCCAAGTAGGTGTAGATACCGATTCTGCTACAACATTTTCTCCAACAAAGTAACGTAGAGTCATCCCAGTAGACGCTATACTAACAAGAACAAGATATTTTCCAATTTGAACGTTAATTGTTGGTTCTAATACTGCTTCTACAAGACTTTCATCAGTGCCAGAAAATTTACTAACTTGAACTAATGGTGTTTTTTCTTCCCAACGACTTCCGTTATAAACATGTATTCCATATTTACTAGCATTGGTATCAAGCCATAGTGTACCTAATGTTGCTGGACCAACTGGTTGATCACTTTTTGGTTCCAATTTGGTAAGGTCTATATTTGCTCTTACTACGTAAGCTTGCGATCCTTGTCCAAGGAAAGAATAAGCAGCCAATAATCCATATTCGTGTGTTTCGTCGCCTTCAACAATTGCATTATTGTCTTTACGAAATGTAGGTAATCCAAAATATTGGGTTAGTTCTCTTTGTGATGTAACTGAAACTACTTGTCCAGCAAATGCAGCTTTACTATAAATTGCGATGTCGTCACTATAAGTTCCAGTTGGATCAGTTTTATCTTCTCTAGTTGCTAAGACTAGTAATGGGATAGTCCCTGCTCCTGCGGATGCATAGGCACTCTCGTCAGAAACTAGAACTGATACACCAGGTGATGTAAGGTTAGCCATTGTTAATATCTCCTTTGATAATAGTTTATCTAAGATTTATTTATAAAAAATGACAGTTTTTGCTTGTTTTTGAAGTTATATCCGTATTAAATTACGTGGTGTTACGTAAACATCTGATCCATTTGCTCTTATTAAGTCTACTAACTGTTGTGGGGATTCTTGTGATGCATCCCATAAGACTTTTTCATCTATATCACTCCAGAAAATCCATACTTCTGGGCTTTTCTGTGGGTTTGCTCTTGCTCTAAACACCATATATTTTACTGTTTTATTAACTTCTATTTCTGGATTTGGTTCATCTAATATAGCTGCTTCAATCTTTCTATTATTGTCACATGTTATATCAATGATTCCTTCAAATCCTTCGTCATCGAATATTGTAATATATCGGTATGTCATAGTAACTCCAAATTTATGAAGTTACCATAACACCAAGTTATCAACTTGTCAACCAATTATAAATCCAAGACCCTCACTACCTTCTGAGTATCTTAATAATTGTAGTTCTAGTTTTTCAATTTCTGCCAATGCATCAGTTCTTAATGCTTCTGAATTTAATGTAGTTCCACCTTGTGGGCCAGCAATAGATGAATACTTTCCTCTGCCTTCTGCTAACATTAATTTGCTCATTGCGAAGGCATAATCTTTTAGCCATGGTGCTGCGTATGTATCATTAAATAAATTTTCTTCTGGTCGGTTTTGATATACGTGAACATAGCAATCATCGTTTGCTCTCACACGTCTATGAACAAATAAATTTTTAGTAGAATTATTCCATGTGAAATTTAATTCTGCACCAAACATTCTGCTAAGTAATTCACGGTGTTGTGCCAATGCATCGTATACTGCTAATCCACCAGCACGACCACTGTGTAGTAAAAATGAATTTAAAAATTGTGCTTCAAAGGGTTCAAAATCGTTGCCACTAGTTGTTCCTAAACTTGTTGATCTACGATAAACTTTCATAACTTCTACTACATCATCTGGCATTCTGTAGTCAGTTCTATCTATTTCTAAACGAAGATGTAAAAATTGTTCTATAACTGCATTTTCACTTCGTTGTCTGTATTTTTCAAGTGATTTATTAATAGCCAAATTATAATGGTCTGGATCAAGTTCCACATCAACTAGGCCATAACCCAATCTCAATTCTAATTCTTTAATTATAGTATCTCTAGTATTGACCATATATATTCTCCTAATATTATATATTTATAATATTGTTTAGTCAATGTCTTTATTTGTGTGGATAAATAAAAGAAAAGGAATAATTTCATGCCAAGAATTAGTATGTGGAATCCAAAGAAATCGTTTGATTATTATTTTATAGACAGAACTATACGTGAACAGTTTTTTATTGGTGGGACTGGTGCATATATACACAAATATGTTGGTCCATATCAAAACGATAATAGCAATGATGCAAGTAAACCAAATTACAATTCTAAAGATGAAATAAATGAAACTCATATTCAAGATTTACTATTTTTAGAAAATCGTGATAGAAAATATGAAAAAGATATATATGAACTTCGTGGTGTGTATAATGTAAGTGATAATGATTTTGATTTAACTAAATTTGGTGTATTTTTAACAAATGACACGTTATATATGACGTTTCATATAAATGATATGGTAGAAACAGTTGGTAGAAAACTTATAAGTGGTGATGTAATCGAACTCCCGCATATGGTTGATGACCTTGGTTTAGAAGTTGGAAATGAAGGATTACCGAAGTTTTATGTGGTTCAGGATGCAAATCGTGGTGGAGAAGGATTTTCTCAAACATGGTGGCCTCATATATGGAGAGTTAAACTTGGACCTATAACAGATAGTCAAGAATTTGCAGGAATTTTAGGAGATCCAGGCGATGGTGGGGTTGGTGATGCTATTTCAATTTATAGAAAAACATTAGACATATCTGACTCGGTTGTTAAATCTGCAAGAGATACTGCTGAATTTTATGATTTAGATTTAACTAATTTATCATTCGGTGATGGCATTCCACAAGGATATGGCAATAATATCCCATCTGGTAATAGTTTTCCAACTAGTCCAAATCAAGGAGATTATTTTATAAGAACGGATTTCCAGCCAAATAGATTGTTTACTAGAAGTGGAAATAAATGGCAACGAATTTCTGATAGCACAGTTAAAGAAAATTATTGGGAATCAAAAACATTCAATGGTGGTGAATTCGTACAAAATATTGACGAAACTGTTGGAATAGGTGATCGTGAATTTGCTGTTAGACAACCGATAAGCAATCCAATACCAGCTAGAGAAACCCCAAAGGAAAGTGAATAATTATGAATTATTTTTATGACGGACAATTTAGAAAATATATAAAACAATTTATGAGATTGTTTTCTGGATTTTCGGTAGAAACGGGCAAAGCAGTTGATGGTAATTCTATATACCGCACGATCCCAGTTAACTATGGCGACATTACTAGAATGGCAGCTAATATAATAAAAAATAATAGTGAAAACGTAATTAACACTACTCCTTTTATTTCATTGTATATTACATCAGTTAGAATGGCACCAGAAAGAAGAACATATCAACAACATACTTCTACTGCATTAATATCTGAAAAGAAATATGATTATGAACAAGGAGCGTATACCAATGAACAAGGAAATAATTACGAAGTAACTAGATATAATCCAGTTCCTTATACTCTTGTTTTTAATGTTGATATATGGACTAGTAACACAGATCAAAAATTACAGATACTAGAACAGATGTATGTCTTATTCAATCCACATATTAATATAAGAACCAATGACAGTATGGTTGATTGGAGTAGTGTAACTTATGTTGAACTAACTGATATTACTTGGTCAGGAAGATCAATACCTTCTGGGGTTGATGAAGTTATAGATATTTCAACACTACAATTTACTGTTCCAATTTATCTAAATCCCCCAGCACAAATTAGAAAACAAAATATAATACATAATGTAATAACGAAGTTGAATGGGTTTGATGAAGAAAATCTTAAATTCTTTGAAAAAAATCTACCATTTGAATCACAATTTACTAATTATTCAATTATAACTTTTGAAAATTATAAGTTGAAATTTGATGGTCTTTATGCTATTATACTTACTAAATCAGGAGCATTTGAAGAAAATGGACAATTACTTAATTGGGATACTATATTAAAAATGTATGGTGATTTTAGAGAAGGTATAAGTCAAATTAGAATTAGCAGATCAACTAATATTGAAGATACTGGTGATGAAATTATAGGAACATTTTCATTAGACCCCGATGAGCAAAATAAAATTATATTAAATATTGATCCTGACACTATACCGTCTAATACATTAGGAACAATATCTAGAGCGATTGATCCAACACTTACCTATCCAAATGATGGTTCCTTACCACTGCCAGCATCTAATCAAAAATACTTATTATTAGCAGATACTAATATCAGCAGTATCTGGAATGTAGATGCTAAAGAAAATGATATAATAATTTATAATGGAAACAATTGGGTTATATTTTTTGATTCAATATCGCAAAATACAGAAAGAGTTTTCGATTTGAACACAGATAAACAATATGAATGGGATGGTAAAATGTGGAAATTATCTTACGAGGGCGTATATAACCAAGGATATTGGAGAATTTATTTGTGATTAGTGCAAGTGGGTGCATATTTTTATC